GGCGGCTCCAGCTACAGCAAATGCAATGCCAGCCTTTTTGCCAAAGTCTGTAATCTTGCTACCAAAGGTTTGAACCTCATCGGTACCTTTTGCTAAATTCTTTTTTAGATCATCGACATCTGCAAGGATCGAGAGTTTGAGCGTTCTACTTCCAGCCATTATTTATCCCACTCTTTCACTATCTTGCTAAATGATTCTTCCCATTGCTTGATTAGCTCAGGCTGGATTCTGCGCAATGTTGGATAAATAAAATATCCTTCATTACCTCTGCGGTTGAGTCTAGGCGATCTGGATGGGAATTGCTTATAGCCTTCATATGTGCCAGATGTGCGCTTTCTTTCTTTAATATCAGCACCAAATTCAGCGCCAGCTAAAAGACCATTACCGCCTGTCTTGCCTGGATTAAATTGAGTGGTTGCGCCGCCTGAGAATTTCTGACCAGCAAATCCAAATGAAAGCTCACCGATCTTAGATGATTTGGATACCTTGAAACCTTCTGCAATTCTTTTGGCTACATTAGGATTAGGAGCAGATCCAGCGGCGGCTTTAATCTGTTCGCCAGCATATTGAGCTAATGCGCTTGAAGCATCCTTAGCCTGTTGCTGAGCCTCTTCTGATAAACCTTTGAAGGCTCTGATAATCCCACGCAATTCAGCTTTGTCATAGAATATAAAATCACGCTGTGGAGTGACATCATCCGCCATTGCGCTTCTCCAATACTTCTATAGCTGTAAGAATATCTTCTGCGTTTGACCACTCAGACATCGGGATCTGTGTAGCGATCGCAAGTTCGACTATAAGCCGACTTACTGATCCACGCTCATGGCTTTTGGGTTATCAGATCCTAGATCAACATCTACAACCGATTCCATCCATGCATCGAAAGGCTTTATAGGCTGAGCCCCTGCCTCTCGCTTAACCGCTGAATGGGCAACGAACAGAATGTCCCAGATAGCTCCAAACTCGGAAATACTTTTCTTTTCTGCCCGTTCCCACTTAGCGAAATCTGGCGGATAAGCTACGACTGTAACCTGCTCGCCTGATTGATATTTAATTGTCATTGTTTGTTGCATTTGTTTGCTCCCGTTTTAGTTGATTAGCTGAATGTACCTGTTGGTGTAGATTCTACCTGGAATACCAATGATACTGTCTGAGCATCTGGTGCTGTGCCGTTTGGTGATGGGAATGTTGGAAATACATTGCCTGTGAATACTGCGCCTGTTGCAGCTGTGAAGCTGAAAGCAATTGCTGTGTTAGGTGATGCATTTGCAGCCGTCCATAGTGACTCACATAGTGATCCAGATGCGCCCCAGTCTGCAAGCATTTCTACTGTAAGAGTTGAGTTGGAATCTGTAACTTTGTAAGCGCGACCATCTAATGTCTGGTAAATCTCGCGTGTTTGTTCGACTGTTAGGGCGACACTTGTAGCCTGAGCATCATATGCAACTGAGTTGATGGTCAGAGCCAAATCACGCCCTGTAATTACTGTTGTAGGCATTTTTTCTCCTTATAGTGTTTGAGTGTAGTAGGTGCTTAAAGTGATGTCTGAAACGAGCAGAATCGCTGCTCCTACCTCTGAAACGGATGGGCGTGAAACCGACCCTATTTCATATCCTGCAGGGATAGCTGCAAGAATACTGATTATTAGCTGCTCTAAATTATCGAGCGATGCTGGATTGCTGTTATAGGCAACAGCGGCAGATATGACAAAGTTTAGTTTTACCTTAGTAGTTGATTTGTTAATTAATAACAATTCCATCATTGGATCTGTGTAAAGAATAGCTACCGCTGGCGGCGTTACCGTCTCAGGCACATAAGAATAAACATTTGCTGCAACGCCAGATAGAGCAGTCGCTAGGGCTGCTCTGACATCTGTTGCAATGTTTGAAGCTGTCATCCGATCATCGTTTCGACATCAAGCAAACCGCCAAGCATGCCTGAAACGCGATTGAAAAGTGAGCGACCTAAAGCGTATGGTGAGATCTGGAAATCTACTCCCTGGATTGCTCCACCGCTTGAATTACGAGCCTGGAAGATTTCCTTAGATAAAGCTGTTACCGCTTGCTCTACAACAGGATTGCCTACATAAGTAGAAGCTCCGGAAAGGGTTGCAGTACCAGATGGGATTACTTTTCTTGGCAAAATATCTGCATTAGTAATTGCTACAGTAAAGAATGGTTTAGCGCGTGTATAAACATTATCGACATATAATGATGAGTTAGCCTCATAGAATGTGATGTCTTGATCAAAATCATTAGAGCTTAAAATAGTAAAAGTGCCATTAAAGGGAGCGCCAACGCCTGTGATGACTACGCTCTGACCTTTAGAAAAATTATTTGTACCTAACACATGGTAAGTAGCAACATTACCGTTTAACTCAACAGCATCAATTGCGCTGTGATACTTGACAAGCATTGGAAGTGTGACTTGTTCAGCCGCATCAATAATATCTGCAAGCACACTATCTGGATATAAGGATACAGAAACGCCAAGTATAGTCCTAAGCTCCGAGACTGTAATGATAGTTGGCATTTCTGAACCTTCCCTAAAAGGGTGTGGGGAGCGATCGGGAGCAACCGCCCCCCACACATTTACTTATTGATTAAGCTACGTTTAGCTTACGGAATGCAGCTGGGTAGCGATTAACTACACAAACATATCCGTAGAGACCAATTTCTAGCTGACCATTTGCAACGATGTTTGAACGCAATTGAATTTGTGCGCTTTCATGGAATCGCATTGCATCGCTTGGATATACCAATGCATGCTTAGCGTTTGCATCGTCACCTGTGTAGTTAGGATCTACGATTAATGAAAGTCCTGCGACTGATCCATTTGTTGATCCCTGTGTGATTAGACCAGCTGCGTTTTGTGGTGCTGCAGCTGCGAATAATGGGCGCTTGTTATCATCAACAGCACCGAGCAATCCTGCAAAGTCAATTCCATCTTCTCCACCAGTTGTAGCAACCAATAGATTGCTTGGTGTGCGGCGCATTACGCCGTATGAATCAGAAATACCTTTTGCGATTGATGCGTAGATTGTTGCAGCTGATGACTGTGTTGCATTCTGTGCTGCGATCTGTGCTGCGTATTGATCTGTCTTTTGTGCATATGATGCAGCAAGCTCACGGATATATAGATCTAGGAAAGATGGGTCAGATCTGTCAATTAGCTCTACGTCCAACACGCCGGCGCCGGCGAACTTGACTACTGTATCTTCCTGAAACGTGACGGCTGTATCTTGTGATGCAAACTCTGCACCCTCAGCTGTTACTCCTACAATTGCTTGTGCGCCTAGCTTTGGAGTAAAGACTTTCATTCCGCTTGCTGGAAGTGCAGCGCGCTCGATTGAGTCAATAAATGGGCGTGATGAATCGATAATTCCGATAACATCCTTTAGGTAATTTGGTGGAACCATACCTGTGTTTTCTGCAACTGTTGCTACAGAAAGTGCTGCGACAAGTGCGCGAGCATCTGAATCGCCGCGTAGTGCTGCGATCTGTGCCTTTGCAAATTCTCCAGCTGTTACATTTGTATCTACGCGTGGTGTTGCGTATGCAACAGGCGCATATGCGCTTACTGTTACTTCTGCCTTTGCAGCTTCTACCGTCTCGGTAGTTACTGCCTCTGAAACGGTTTCTGCCGACATGGCTTCTCCTTCTGGTTGGGTTTTTGTTTCTTCACCTTCTGGATTTGCCAGCGGTGAAACTTTATCTTGATTATCTGCAGCTGCTACTTTTTCGACAACTGATCCTGGTATTGCGCCGTCTGTTACAAGGCTGACTTCAATTAACTTAGATGCATTGATTGCCATAACGCCATCTTTGTTTTCCCATGAATCAACAGATACGCCAACAGAAAACATGTCGCGTAGTCCAGTAGATGCTTCGATAAGCGCATCATTTCCTGCAGTAGTTTTAGCGATCTTAAATTCAGCTGTAATGCCTGATTCATCCTCTGACCAGCTGAGTAGCTTGCCAATCGGTGCTGATCTTTGATGCTCTAAAAGTAATTTTATATTCTTGCCAAAAGTGATTGAGCTAGGCAAAAACTCTGTCATTCCTGCAGATGTATTGCCTGGGCTATTCCATGCAACAATGCGACCAGCAATGATGCGGCTTTCTGAATCTGCCGCTGTTAAAGTAACTGGAAATTCAATTTTCATTTGATTAGATCTTCTTCCTGTTGTATCTGCTCCACACTCATCGCACCGATTGAGTTAAGGATCTGATATACCTGCGCACGTTCTAATGCTGAACCGCGTAGGAATTCATCCAGGCTGTAACGCGCCTGTACCGTTGTAGAGCTTAGGAAATCTGGTTGGCTTAACCGTTGCTCTATTGGAATAAGGATATTTTTTAGAGAAAAGTCAATAAGTGCCTTGCGCTCATTAATTGCGTTGCTGTAAGTCAGGCTTGTAACTTCCGCACCTGCCCAGTAACCGCTAACGCCCAAAGCTCTGCATAATTCTAGAGCCACATACTGACGAGCTTCATTTAATTGTAATTTGGCAGGATCGATGCCAAGGATTTGCAAATCAACATCTGCATTTAAGAATGCTGTTGATCGTGACTTGCGAGCTGAATTCCATGCAGTTAATAATTTAGCAATTCGCTCAGATGTAAGGTTTGTGCCGTTTGACTTTAGCGCCATTTGTGGTACAGGCTCTTTTGCATACATCTCGGCTGCGCTTTCTAATGCAGCTGCAGCTTTAATTGTTTTACCTGCGCGAGATAACACGCCTTCATCTAATCCGTAAAATACAATAACAGAGCCTACGCCCGAAAGTGGTGCCGCAATGTTATCTACCTGGTATCCAATGATTTCGGTTTGATTGTAGTTATATTGCGGCAACACTCGTGTTGGATCTATTCTTGTCCAGTCTTGAATTCTGCCATCGGCATACATTGACATAACAAGTCCATAAGACACGCCGCGAAATAATAAATCTTCCGCTACAAATGCGTAAGTGTAGGATCCTGGCACTCTTGGATCTGGTTGATTGAAAACGCGATTAGGCTCAACATGTGCGCCAGTAAATTTGTTGTAGTTTTCGATTGGCAGACTTGCAACTGTTGAACAGAGCAAGTTTCTAATTCTTGCAATTGTTGGCACAGCCATCGCTTCAGCTCTTGATGCTGTAGTGCCGTATGTTAAAGGATAGGCGCTTACCGTAAATGGTGAAAGCGCGGCAGATACATCCACAGATTCGCTTGGAGTCTTAGGAGCTGCTACAAAGAAATCTTTAAGTCCCATTGGCACCAATTGTACCATAATGTCCGATTTATCCGAATACTATGTCTGCCTCAGATTCCGGGCGTGTTGCAAAATGGGAAACCATACTCATTGCCACAGCTGCACAAATTGTGGCATTTGAAACCTTGCGACCTAAGTACCATCCGCCATCCTTAAACGGTAGCTTCACAGCTGATAGCACTTGCTTATTCATTTCTGGATTGTCATTATGGATCAACCGACCCGATATGACAGCCGAAAGCATTTCATCGCAACTTTGTCCGTACAAGGCTCCA